AGAGCTTCTCTGTACCAAGCGTCTTGTGACAAAACAGGTTCTTTAAAATCACCAGGATTTTTTACACGCATTTTTACTGAGTTGCCGTATAGTTTTACCAACTCAGAATGTGCGCTAACCCATTCTCCATCCATAATTTTTGCTTGTTGGTAAGTAGATGGACCTTCTGTTAAACCTAATTTATGTAAATTTTGTGAAACCCCACTATCATGAGCCAAAGTTACTATAGCTTTTTTAGCCATATCTGGGTACTTACCATTTAAAATTCTTTTTAAAGGATTAGTGATTAAAGAACCTACCCAACCTCCTGCAGCAATATTATATTTATCTGTAAATTCAACGCCATCATCTTCTAATCTTCTAACAGCAAGTTCTTCATCAATTAATTTATTACGTTTTATTAATTCTTCTTTTTTTGCACCAATACTTAATAGATTTTCTTGTTTAGCAGTTCCTTCATTAATAATTTTATCATAACCAAAAATTGTTTTAGAGTTTAAAGAAGATTCATTTCTTAAATCACTTCTAGTTATATTAAAAAAAGGTTTTCTAGCTGGTGCAGATTGTGCTATTCTTATTTGTTCATTATTCATTTGCCCAAGGGTAGTAAATTCAATACCTTGATTGTAAGATTCATTGCCAGTATCTATCATTTTATTAAGAGCGGCATTTCTTCTTATCATAGGGACTGAAACAGCACTTGTTATTAATCCACCAGTAACAGCAGCAAAACCAATATTAAGAGCAGATTCAGTTATATCAGCTAAAGGATCAACTGGAAAACGAGCAGCTTCTAATCCAGTTTGCAAAGAACCAACTCCAACAGCACCTCTTACAAATGTTTTGCCAATAGTAAGTGCTGGCCCACCTAAAGGTAATGCTATTATATTAATTGGATCAAAAACTCCTGCACCTAATTGCGCCCAAAAACTAGAGTTAGATAAAACTTCTCTTCTTGCTTCGTTTTCATCTATCCCTCTTTTCATGCTAATCATATGATTTTTATTTCTAGCATAAAGAAGATGATCTTGATATTGCTCATATCCTTTTAGGTCTTCTTCAGGAGCATATTCTAAATCAATATTTGGAAATTTTAATTTATTATAAATTGATTCTAATATTGGATCATAAGCATAACCAACAGAAGCCTGAACTGTACTAAAAAATGGAACAACATCATTTCTTAAATCTTCTGAAATATTAGTTTGATTAAGAAATCTTTTTACAGAAACAACCATTATGGAACCGCACTCATTATTGAAGTTGGGGTACTAGTTTGTATTCTTTTAAAAAGCGTTCTAGCACTTTGTGCAGTTGCTGCTTTATTTTTATCAATTATTAATTTTTCTTTTCTAATTTCATCTAATGTTACTTTTAAATAATTTTCTCTATTACTAAAAATTAATGGTTCTGTATCTCCTAATTCATTTATTTCATGTCTTATTAAAGTTAACTCTCCAGTTTCTACATCTTCTTTATAAGCTATATACATAATTTCTTGGTTGCCAGTATTTACAGGAATAAGAATTGCTTTATTTTTTTTGCCTAATCGTAAATCTAATCTATCTTGTCTTGTAGCTGGTTCTCCAAAAACATATCCAAGAACAGAAAGATTTTCTGATACTTTATTTATAAATGTTTCTCTTAATTTTTTTTCTGGAAAAATTTTATGCAATGCGTGTCTTGAATAATTAGAATTTGAATTAGCAAAATCTTTTACATAACCTTCTGTTTTTACAAATGTTGCTAAAAACTTTTCACCTATTAATTTTTCTATTGCATCTGGCTTCATGCCTGATAAAGCAGCATATTTAGCTAAATTTCTAAAATTTTGTTTAGCCATTCTGTCATTTAAAATATCTTTTCCAGCTTCTCCCATAATTTTTACATCTATTTTACTAATATATTCATCAATATCTTCGTTACTTGCTGAATCTATTCCTAAAGTATTTGCAATTTCTTCGTTAAATTCACCACTGTTTATTAATTGAGCTTTAGTAGCAAAATCTAAAGCTTTCTCTTCGCCTAAAATTTCTGATATACTAGATGCTACATCAAATATAGCTAGTGTTTCTGAATCTAATAATTTTTCCATAAAATCTACAGGACTAACATTTTCTAAATGTATTCCTTTACTATATCTACGATATAAAGAAAGAACATTTCTAACCTCTTCAGCTTCATAATCCCCTAAATTACTAGCAACATTTTTAAAAACAGAACTTACAGCATCAGGTAAAACTTGTTTTGATACTAGATAATCTAAAGCATTTATATAATCAGCATTGTTTGCTAAAGTTATATTTTGTCTATGTGTTTGATTATTAGATACTTGATCTAAAATTGAAGTAGCAAGTTTTTTGTGTTTTGCTTCGTCCCCATAACCTTCATCTATTTCTTTAAAAGTTTGTAATCTAATTTCTTCTTCTTCTTTTCTTGCATCATTAGCCCTGTGAATTTCTTTTCTTCTAGCAAATATTTGATTAAAAGAATCAGGAGTAAAACCTGACATTTTTTTAGATTCATCAATTATTTTTTTAATTTCTGGAAGTTCATTTAATGCGTTTTTATCTTCAAGCAAATAAGCTTGTGCAGACTCAACTTCTTGCAATGAAGAAAATTTCATTCTCCTACCAGACTTATCAATTAAAATTTGTTGAATAGCATTTTCATATCTAATTCTATTAGTAGCACCTAAATTTTTTAAATCAGTATTTTTTAAAGCAAAAAGTTTTTTTGATTTTTCTAATGTTGTTTCGTAATCATTATTGTTTGAAAATATTTGAAAATCATTAGTTATATCCCAAGACAGATTTACTTCTTTTTTAACTTTTATACCCTTTGTGCCTGTATATATATTTCTTGCCGCACTAAATATTGATGCAAAATTATCTGTTGTTAATTGTTCTTTATGAAAAAGATTAATAAGTTCTTGATCATTAATGTTTAAATTAGAAATATCAGCACTAGGATTTTTTAAAATTGCTTCTATTTTATCAATAGAAGTTTTATCTTTTCCAAGAACTAATTCATTAATTATATTTCTTGATGTAATTTCTTTAAGATTATTTAAACTGTTACTAGCTATACCCACATCTTCTTTATATGTTGCTGAATTTACTCCTAATATTTTACTTATTTTTAATTCTTGGTTACGCTCATTAAACATTTGGCTAATAACTGATATATTTCCTTTATGTAAATTTTGACCAAACAAACGATTAATATCATTAGTATCTTCTTTAATTCTTTCTGGAAAAGAAGATAAGGTAATAGCCATAGCTTGAACGTCTTGATCAATAGCTTGTTGGTTTTGATTGGTAATAAAAGATTTAGTTTCTTGAACAATATTTTTTAATATGTCTGGTTTTTCTTCAACAAATTTAAATATTTTATCATAAACTAATTTTTCTGTTGGATTTAATTCATCTGAATTTTGAGTTTCTAAAGCCGCTAAAATATTTAATCTATTTTTATTTCCATCAGAATTTAAATTAATTGTATTTTGAGGATTACTAAATTCATATTGTAATTTTTTAATTCCAAGATTTGTAAGATAATTTTTTCTAAATACTTCTGCTGTTCCAGCTTTAACAATAAAATCTTTTCCTGCTGTTTCACCATCTTTTATATTGTTATACTCTTCTTCCATTTCATTTAAAGCAAAGACAACACCTTCTTCAAATCCATGTACATTAAGTATGTTAGACATATTACTTAATGTATCATCAGCTCCATTTAGAATAGATTGACCAAGAGCGGCATCTGATTTTATTTTTGCCTGACCTTCAATGTATAAACCAGTAGAATTAACTATTGCAGTACCAGCTACTTTAATTGTTTCCTTCCATTTTCCTTGTGCATTTTTGTGCATCTCTCCAACATACCTAGACATTTCTTCACGAAATTGTGAAGGATTATAAGGATGTTGTATTTGCAATTCTGCTGCTTTATTTTTTAATTCAGTTTCTATAGATTTTGCAAATCTATTTTGAATAACTTTTTTATACGCATCTCTAGCAATTATACCTCCACTAAATAAAGAAGCGTCTAAAGCTTTAGGTGCGCCTGTTTCTGCATCAAAAGCTACTAAATTAGCTTGGTCAATAGCCATAGCTGCATCAAAACCACTTTGCTCTGCTTGTTTAGCCCCTTCTCTTAAAGCTATTTTATTTAACTCAGCAGCAGTATTGGCAACAGTTCCCCACATTTCATCTTCACCAGTTTCAAATCTAGTAACACCTATTGGTTGATTTATGTAGGATCTTTTTTGTTTAGTAACCGCCATATTAATATGCCTTGCCAGTTGAATATGTTGTTGTTTTAACAGTAGTAGGTTTTGAAGCTGGCATTATACTTGCAATATTATAAATGCCTGTGAGAGCAGTACCCATCATATTAGCATACCCTGCACTTAAAGCATTAGCACCTCTTTCTCTTGCCAATCCTGCTTGCACAGTCCTAGTTCGAGACTCATAATCAGCTTGAAAAGCTATAGCATTTAAATCTTCGCCAACAGTAACAGCATTAGCTTCTTGAAAAGCTTGTATTGATGCACTGTCTACATCAACGCCACTTGCAGAAAATACAGCCATATTAGATTTTTCAGAAGAAATATATTCTTGTACACGCGAATTTTGATTTTGCATTGCTTGCACTTTTCCTACTTCTCTATCAATTTGTATTTGTTTACCTTGCCTGTCTTCAGCTCTTTTTTGAGATTCTGCTTGCTTTCTTTGAGCATCCATTTGAATCATAGTGCTTCCAGCACTTGCAACCATTGCTATAATTTCAAAACACATTAGAATACTAACTCCGCTATTATACCATTAACCTGCATTGGTAATGGTGCTGATTGACTTATTGTGATCTGTGGATCACGATTGTATCCAAGTAACCTAAACTCTTTTTTGCCTGTAACTGGTTGTTGCTGCAAAGAAAAGTCATCAGTAACTTGCCTAATTAAAAGATTAGTTCCATTTACACTTACAGATAGAGTAGTGTTTAAGTCAACAACTACACTAGCTAAACTCCTTGGTTCACCTGTAACTGGCCCACTTTGTGACACCATATCTATTGGATTTGTTATTAAGTTAACATCAAACTTTAATCCTATCTCTGCTACAGTAGCCAACTCAACAGCAGAAACATCTACATTACCACCTGCTACAGTATATTGACCAAGATAGTTTGTGCCATTAACTACATCAACAACAGCACCATTAGCGTAAGTAGCAGACACATCAAACACACCTGCACTACCAGTATAGACTTTAGACACATCAGTATTTAGTGCTGCTTGGAATTCACATAGAAACATTGTGTGCGTTCCTGCACCAGTGTTAATAACTATGTTAGCAAATACCCTGTCATCTATAGTTACAGTAGACATAAATCTACCTTGACAAGTAAACTCTGTCCAACCTGCTCGCTTTTCATTTCTGTTAGAATTAAACACAGCAAGAGTACCATCATTGTTTACAACAAATATGTAACTTTCTGTTCTATCTATTGCACCATAAAGTATGTTCATTTCTTTTGGAGCTTTAATAAGATGGCTAGATAAAGCAGATACTGACCCTGCTGAATAAGCTAACTCTGAGTCAGTAAATAAATACTCTCTAACAATAGCTCCACCTTTTTGTACAAAAACAGTAGCACCATCTATTACTTGTGGTTTAATAAAAGCACTACCAAAAGGCGTTTGTCTTTTAACTGTAGTTGTAGTTGGTGTTAATGGTTTGTTTTGAAATGAAGGCACAAACATTTCAGATGTAGTTGTAAATATTTGTAAATCACGATTAGATACTAAATGTAGTATTTGGTTTATTTCACCGATACTTGCTGTAATTTGTATTGAGTCATTGTCTTCCGCTGTACCTACATCAAAATTATAATACTGAGCAGACTTACTCATAAAGATAGAATCTGGCTGAGATATAGTACCAGCAAAAACTAATCTGTTTTCATGGAATGTAACAGCCGCAGGAAATCCTCTAAGAGCAGAAAACGATTGCTCTGACCAATTAGCAGAAGCAGCGTGTGTAGTCATTACTGGCGCACCACCTCCATCAACACTAGCATTTGCAGAACCACCTGCATCAAAAGTATAATGATTATCATCAACAATAGATGTAATAGTTCTTGAGCCATTAAGATTACTAGAAGCTATATTACCTACTGCTGCTGCTTTAGAAACAACAACAACGTCACTAACAGACAAGCCATGTTTAACATGAGTAACAATAACTTCAGCAGAACCATCTGTTGTTCTAAAAGCATTTACATCTAATGTTTGCTCTAAAGAATCAAGTATAGTTCCTGTTGCTTGAGTAGAAGATTGCACAGAAGTAATCTCTATTTCAGATCCATGATACCTAAGAGTAACCCCAACGTGTAAAGAGCTAGCATAATTACCACCAGATTGAGTTCCTGTAGTGTCAAAGTAAGCAACACTAGTAGTTAATGTAGCACCAGTACCACTTGTTTTAGAAGGATCAAGTGTAACACCTAGAGATTGAAAAGAAAAATATGGTTGGTAGATTAACTTAGAATCAGACTTAACATCAAATGCAAACACTTCTACTTGGAATGTAGTAAGACTTGTTCTAACTAACTGCCTTGGCATAAACAATGGATGGCAAATAAACATAACATCACCTGCTTGAGCAAATGTGTATTCGTGCATAAAGGCATCTGAAAAAGGTAAAGCTGCACTATCAGTATCTGCTGTTACTGTAGCTACTAAAGATACCGCACCTGTTGTTGGGCTTATCTGAAAGCATCTTAGCTTAGCGTTTTCTAAAGATATTATATATCGCTCATCATCAGAGAATATAAAAGGTAATAGTCTTGATTGCACCTTAGAGCCACCACTAAAATTTATAACAGTTAATCTTGTAACGTCTGTGCTTTCTGTTGCTAAATATGTACCGCCATTAGGTTTGTCTCTTGTTACAGTAACAACTGCCGCTGCTGGATTAGCTACAGTAAAACCATCAATAGCATTAATAGCAGTAAAAATATTATCTGCTGTTACATTGTTTGAAGTGTTAGGTCTAAAAAAATGTATATTACCAGAAGAAGAAGAGGGCGCACTACTTCCTGCTGTTTCTGATTGCAGAGTAAATAAGTTGCCATCCGCATCATAGAATTTTATTTGTGTTCCTGCTGCTATATTAGCATAGTCAGATACAGTAATAGTAAACGTAGTTCTTTCTATTGTAGTATCATACTCATATATATTTTCTAATCCTGCACGTTTAATAACTCCACCTTCTGCTCTAAGAAAAAAATTCTCTACTCGTTGGGCAGAAGCAGTGTAGATATCAGAATCAGTTCTTGAATATAAAGAAGGACTTACTTCGCCAAACTGGAAGTTAGTAATAGGTACTCGTACTTTTTGCATCAACTACGCCTTTGAGTTATAAACCTCGATGTGTTTAGAGTACGATTTGTTTGTTGTTGTGAATCTAAACCTCTAGCTTTAGCCATAGCCATCAAACCTTTTTGTTCCATTAATTGAGAAAGGCTTGCATCTCTTGCTAGAGCTACTGCAAATACACTAGCTAAAGCATACTCTACAGCTATTATAAAATAAGAAGGCCAAAACTCTTCATCAACTCTAAATGTATAATCTAATATTAATGAGTCATTAGAACCAGCATCACAAAATATTTTATCGCCATATGATTGATATAATATTGGGTAATCATTTACTGTTACTGCATGAAGCATTAATGAGTCACTTGGTATCTGGTAAGCTGAATCATATCTCCCAGTAGGAGCATCAGATAATTTATTAAGAACAGCTTGGTTAGTTGCAAATCTCCACCTTGTATTAACAAGTGATGATCTGGCAACATCTTCATACATATTAGAAGCAACAAGTGCTTCATTGTTTCCGTCGTCAAACGAAGTAATAGGCTCTGCGCCTATCAAAATTAATGCCCTGCTAGATACATCTACAGGGGAGTCTGCTGAAGTGCTTGTTACTGCCATATAAGTAGTTGGGGGGTTTTTACGCCCCCCATCCTTTTAGTTATTAATCGCCATCAGTTTCTACGACGACAGTACCATCACTGACATCGACAACTCCAGCGCTTGAAATAGACAATACGTTTACCCAATTAGTGCTAGGCACATTAGTATCTTGAACACAAATTATGTCCCGAACACTTAACATATCGCTTGCGTCATTAAAATACGCTGCTGTGTTTACAGTAGCAATCGCATCTGCGGTTCTATAAACCCACATACGACAACCACTTCCACCGCCAATCAGGTGCAATCCTGCTGCTGCATAAGCCATTTTAAGTTTCCTTTCTTAAGAGTTGTTGTCGAGAACTTCACAGATACCATTGGCGTCAATAGCGACAGACCCCATAGACATCATTGAAGTTGCAAGGTGAGAAGCTTTTTCTGCTACATAATTTACTTCTGTTAAAACATCAGCATTTATGCCTAGTCCAATAGCACTAGTATGATAAGCAATATTCTTACCAGCCGTTACAGCAGAGGTAGAGAATACTTTAAAGCCCATGAATTCCTTCATGGTCATACCACCAGCAAAAGGTAAACTAGCTGGTCCAACATAGTCAGAAGAAGCAAACTGCTCGATTGCGAACAAGTCAGCAAACCCTTTAGGGTGCATTGCTAAATACCGCTGTCCGTCTTCTGGGACATTTTGTGTTCCCATAGTTTCAAACAATGATAAAACATCAGCTACTTGAAGAGCAGAGCTAGTATCATGTATTGCAGTACCACCAGCAGCGTCCATAGCTGCATAGATAAGTTCATCAGTCTTTCGACCAAGAGCCGCAGCAGCGGATTGGGCAACAGCTTGACGCTCGTTAATATTGATTTTTAACTCATCTAGTTTGTCGATGTATTCAGCAGCATAATAGTCACCCATTGTTACTTCAACAGTTGTGTGAGCTAGTTCCATTGGAGTTATGTTACCATTTCTTGATTTAGTTGATGCTGAGCCAGCACCTATTTTTTGAAACCTTGCCACACTTCCAGTAACATTAGAAGTACGAACAGTGTTTCGCAGCTTAGAACCCATACGTTGATACGCGAGATGCACATCAGATTCAAACTGCTTAATAAAGGCTGTGTCGATTGTATTAGCCATTTTTTCAGTTCCTTATTAAAGTTGCATTTTGAGTATCTTGAGTGTCCGCTCTGTCATATCAACGCAGGTATCCTTACGGGCTGCTCAATGAATTACGGGTCTTGATGAGAAAGCGTAAACATTCTTTCTGTGTTGATTGCAACGCACAAAATGAGCCATATTAAAACCATTTTCATTAGCGTACATTTCTGTAAGTTCAAAACCTAGCCAACCTAACCATTGAAGCATCTTATGATTGCCCTCCCAAGTATTTACAACAATCTCATGGTAGTGGGTGTGTAAAAAATCAATTAACTTAGGAGATGCTTTAACAAAAGAAAACCAATTATCTTTCATGTTCTCAGAAAAAACAGTCCACATAATACCTTTTTGATGTGTAACACCTGTAACGCCTACAATAGCTAAAGGCTCTTTATCATTTTCTATAACAAAAACATCTGGTGTTTCAGAGTATTGTATTAATGTTTTCATTAAATCTATTTGATAAACTGCTTCAGCTTCAAATAAATTTTCTACACTCATTGTGCTATACATAGGAATAATATGGCGTCTTTGTATGGGAACCATTCTCAGGCTCCCATGACTTATAAGGACTTTATCCATATAATTTTTTAAAGCCATCTTCTACTTGCTTAACAAAATTATCATCACGCGTATTTGCGTCCCAATATCTTTTGTCTTTCATCATAGTTTGAAGGTCTGCTTCTCCAAAGGTTGCAACAGGATTAGATTCTGCGCTTATTTGAGTGTCTTTGTTTTGAGCCATAACATGTTCAATAAGCATTATGCCTTCTGCTGTTTCACCAAGTCGTTCTACAGCACTGCTTAACTCATCTGGAAAAAACTTATTAGCAAACATACTAACAGCTTCTATCCTAGAGTTTGCATCATCGCCAAGTTTTTCTGCTTCAGCTTTTAAATCGTTTTGAGGAATAGACTGCTCTATTCCCTTGGCATACATCTCTATGCCTTCTTTAAACTGATCTTGACTAAAACCATTATTAAACGAATGTTCAGACCACCATCTAATAAGCTCATTATCTGTTGCTTCTTCTGAGTTTACAATATCAGGAAGTTCATAATGACCTGCGCTTTCTGGTCTATTCATAAATCTTTCTGCATCATGTTCTTTAATAATATCATCTCTTTTAGCACCAAGCTTAGATTCTAACTCAGTATAAGATTTAGCTAATTCTGCTGGATCATTAAATTTTTCTGGCAGCCACTCAGGTCTTTCTGGTGCTGCTTCTTCTGGTGTGCTTTGTATAAGTGTTTCTGTTTCTGCTTCTTCAGCCATTTGATTTTGTCCTGTGTGCATGATTAATTCTAGTTTCTATTAAACCAACAACATATCTTTGACCTTCAATATGTCTTAGCTCCTCAGTGCTTACATTAGCACCATGAACGATTTCAATAGTTATGGTTCTTAGATAACGTAAAACTTCTTTACCAGTATCAGAACTAAATAAATGAGCAAAGTTTTGACTTATTTGCTCATCTACTTCTTTTGTTCTTTGATATCCGTCTACTCCAATGTTTACTTGCTTAGTTTGTTTTTTATTGCTCAACTACTTGCTCCTGTTGTTGCGGCTCCCCTTGCATCATTTGTTGCTGTTGAGCCATTTGTTGTGCCATCGCAACTAACTGCTTACGCTCTTCTTCGTCGCGAATCAAGGTATCAGGTACACCAAATTTCTTAGCAAGGAAAGCGGCAGTTTCCTCAGAGTTAACAAGAAGCTGCATCATCTCTGGCCCAAACCTACCTTGGATAAGCTCTAAGAACCTAGCAACAGAAGTAATATCTTGGTTAGCTTGCGCTTGTGCTAGTGGAGATACAGACTTAATTTTTACTTCTCTGCCATTAACAGTAGGTAAATCTATTCTTCCTTGTTTCTTTAGTATGTAAATAACTCTTTGCAATACTGGCTGTACTAACTCTGCTTGCAATCTACCAAATGCAGAGCCAATCCTTCTTGATAAATCAGCCATACGTTCTGCAACCTCAGTAGCAGATGCAGGAGTTCTATCTGGATTACCCAGCATATCGTTATACAATGCACGTTTAATATTTAATCGCATATCACCAAGAACAAGTTGAGCTACATCAAAGCCACCTGCTGCTTGTATTGGCTGTAGTCCTGCTGATCCAATAGCTTTTGGTATTATAGATCCTGGGACTAGCTGTATTGTATCAGGGTTAACAACGCCATCGTCATCCATTTGGTATATACCAGAGATAGACATCTGTGCGTTTTCAAGTATTAGTTCTATTGTTAGGTTAGTTGTTTTAATTGCAGAGAGCGCATTCATTAATGGCCCACGCCCATACACTTCACCTGCACATTTAGACCAACGGAAACAAATAAACGGATTAGAACCCACACCTGACATCTGCTTAAAATAAATAATAGACTGTGTAGTCATACAAAAAGCATAGCTTAAATACGCTTCTTCGTTTCTTTTAGAATAATCACGGCATATTAACTCAAGAATAGTAGTTGTATTATCTGTACCATTCATCATCATGTTTTGTATTTTATCGTTTAGGATAGCATCAGGATATAATATCTGTATCTGATCAAACCTAATACCTTTTCTTTCTCTAAATACATGATCAATACGATCATCAGGCCCAGTATCAAGTATTACATGTGGTAGTGGTATCGCAGAAAACCTTATAGGGTTTAGCGAGTCACCTTCTTCCGCAGCCAAGACGCCAGTCCCGACAGCCAAGTCCATAAAAGACTCATGCACTTCTTGGGAAAAGTTAGAATTTTGGAGTATTTCAAAAACATATTCAGTTACCTCATCTAGTTCATTGTTAACAAAATCTCTTTCTGCTTTAGGAACTTCAGAACCAGAAGTAAGATCAGCCCATCTAGCAAAGTTAGGAACAAGACCTGATTGCAAACGCGATGCAAACTCTTGCACACCTACAACAGCAGTTTCATCAAATATCTTATCATCTCTGCGTTGACCTATTGTTTCACTATAAAAAGATTCTCGTTGAGGTAACGCATATTCGTAACACTCTTCAAACAATGGTACAAAATTTTCTCTCTTTACCTTGGCTCTTTCATATTGCTCAAGATATTTTTTTGCTATTGGATCTTCTATCATAATCTATCCTATGTGAAAAATCTACTGTAATACCCAATGCCGCCACCAGACTTGCCAGTAATTAAAGAACGCCTACCTCTACCCCTACTTCTTTTCTTAGAAAGGCCAGAAATTAAATCCGATTGTTTTTGTTTACGTTTTTTTATTAAAGAACCTTCTGGGGTATCTGCCATTGCTTCTGTTGCCATTGGCTCTTCTACTGGTTCTGGAGCTTCAATATTTACCTTTGTTTCTTCTTGTCTTCTTTTTGCAGGTGCGTCTGGTTTCATAGTAGATACTGGAGCTGTTACTGTAGCTATTTTTTCTTCCATAGCTTTTTCTTTTACTTCAGCAGCTTTTTCTGCTTCAGATTTTTTTTGCTCTTCTACTTCTTTTTCTTGCTCTTCCTGTTCTACGTCAATTACTTCTTTTTTAGGTTCTTCTTTTTTGCCACCAAAACACATGATATACCTCTTTGTTGT